GCGGTGCCGCTGATGCACTAACGCTAGTTCAAACTGGCCTTGGTATGACTGTGGGCCAATCGGGAGGCAACCTTAACATTGCAACAGGTGTAACGCCAAACGCGGAAACCGTTGTTCGGTCAAAGGGGGCTTTTACAGGCTCTCTTCTTGCCCGCGTTAAAACCATTCTATCGCAGCGCATTGTTAACCAACTATTTCGATATGAGTTAGCCGACTTAATTGGCGAAAATCTTTCGTTTGTTGTCAATAGTGCCACCTCGGTGACAGTGACTTTTATTGGCAGTAATCCTTTTACCGAAGCCAACATTGGGCAATCTGTTCGTTTGGGCGCAGTTGTTGGCGTAGACGGTGTTCCAGGGCGCTACCCCATTGCCTCTGTTTCTGGCAAGGACGTGGAGTTCACTGTAGTGGGTTGGCCCGCCAGCGGTAGCGGTACTCTCACTTTGTACGGTTGGAATTACATTGCAGTTGAATATAGTGGTATTACAGCCACAACTGCGTCATTTGATACCCAGCGTCGTGGGTGGTCAGCGGGTGCAGGTAGTGTCACTACTAACACTACCGCTACAGGTCATGTTACACAGCTTGTGCATGATTCAAACACGACGGGATTGGCTGATAGTTTGGTGGCGTCCACGACAGTGTTCCAATGGACACAGCGTGGTTCCCGCATTGAAAACATCCCAGATCCAGAAGTACCCCTATACCTATTCATTACAGCGCAAAATGGTGCCGTCGCTCCCGCCAGTACCACTACATGGACCATTGGATTTTTGCAAATAGAAAATCAAAGCAATGCTAAAATTCGCATTGCTTCGGCCGATCCTGCCACATCACATGCCCTGCCCGTACAGATGCAAGGCGGCACTATAGCTGTATCTAGCGTTACTGGTGGCAGCATTGCGGAAGATGCTGCTGCTACGCTTAACCCTGTAGTAGTTGGCGGTGTTGTACGCACTGCTAACGCTCCTACAACTCTAATTGCGGGTGACTCTTCTCGTCTAACTCTAAGTAGCGGCGCACAACTCATTGTAAAGCCGTATGCCCCAGCACAAGTGGAGTGGGCTGCTTCACTTTCTCTCACTACAACAACTCCTGCCCCATTGGTCGCAGCAGCGGCAGCAGGTATCCGTAACCACATTACAAGTTTTTGGGCCATTAACACAAGTGCAACCATTGTAGAACTCATTCTACTAGATGGTGTTACAGAAAGGGCCCGTTATCCACTGCCGCCTAACGTTCCTATTCCTGTACAATTTCCAACAGGTATCCTCACCACCGCAGCCACTGCTCTAAATGCCAACCTAAGCGCTGCTGCTACAGCAGTGCGCATTGTAGCCACTGGGTATACCTCGGCTTAAAATATGCAAGTTGAACTCACTTCAAAAGAATTGCACGATGGTTTGCAATGTTTGCTAGTAATAGCAACTGTTGTAGACGGGAACAATGTACGCAGTGGCCCACATTACGTACAACTACCTGAAGATGCTGGTGACGAAGATATTAAAGAGTATATTGCCTCTCTATACTAATTTTGGCTAAACTTACAAAAGAACAACGAGATGAGCTAAGGGCTGCTTGTGAAGCAGACTTAGAGACTTTTGTGCGCGCCATTGCCCCTCACCGTGTATTGGGGGCTGTACACAGTGAGTTATTTCGCTGGTGGCAACGGGAGGATGCCAAGGATAATCAGTTAGTGCTGTTACCCCGCGATCATGGAAAAAGCGCCATGATGGCCTATCGCGTAGCATGGTGGATTACCAAGCATCCTGACGCCACTGTTCTTTATGTGTCAGCTACAGCCAACCTTGCCGAGAAGCAACTTAAAGCCATTAAGGATATTCTTACTAGCGACATCTATCGCTACCTTTGGCCTGAAATGATTAATGAGAATGAGGGTAAGCGAGAAAAGTGGTCTATGGACGCCATTGCTGTAGACCACCCAAAGCGTAAGGCAGAGGGTGTTCGTGATGACACTGTTAAAGCTGCCGGCATCACTGCTAACGTCACTGGCCTCCATTGCACTATTGCTGTGCTTGATGACGTTGTGGTGCCTGACAATGCTTATACAGAAACTGGACGAGAGCAAGTAAGGGCATTCTACTCACAACTATCTTCCATTGAATCTACAGGGGCTAAGGAATGGTGCGTAGGTACGCGCTATCATCCTGGCGACCTGTACAAAGATATGATGGAAATGGTGGAAATCTACTACAACAGGGAAACGGAAGAAGATGTTGAGTTGCCCGTGTACGAGGTGTTTGAACGAGTGGTTGAGACTAATGGCGAGTTTCTATGGCCTAAGCAGCGCCGAAGCGATGGCAAAACATTTGGCTTTGACGAAAAAGAGTTAGCCCGTAAGAAAGCCAAATACCTAGATGTAACTCAGTTCTATTGTTTTACACCCGACACATTAGCATATACCGACCAAGGCCACAAACTTATTAGTAGTGTTGAAGTGGGCGACAGCTTTGGTGGCAATAAAGTAGCTAATAAATTTATTCGGGATATTGCGGAAGACATTGCCGAAGTAAGTGTTTATGGTGTGCCCCACGCTATCAATGTTACCTATGGGCACAAATTTCCAATTAGGTCCAAGACAGTTAAAAAGGATTACGGCACTTCTAATAAACAAATCGGGGACTGGTTAAATAAACAAAAAACAGAACGGTGGTATTTAGCCCATTCGTTTGAAACTAAAGTTATAGACACACCATTTGAAGAAGATGTTTGGTGGCTTATTGGGCACTGGTTAGCTGAGGGATATGTCTGGAAGAAATATGTAGCTTTGTGCACAAGAAATCCACAAGAGAAGGGTATCCACGATAAGATTAACTCCATCTTACACAAATATGGAATACACTCAATACAGACAGTAACTAAAGCTAATACTCGTATTTTTTTACTAGATTGGCCTGAACTACTTGCCTATTTGCGCAACTTTGGCTATTACAGTTATGGCAAACACCTAAATGATGAAGCTAAATATGCATCTAAGGAAAAGCAAGAACAACTTATTCAAGGTTATTTGTTAGGTGACGGGTTTACACTGACTAACCAAGTTGGGTTTGGTATTACTTCAGTTAATTTACGCCTACTGGAAGAAATTAAAGATGTACTTCTTCGTCTAGGGCACATTCCTTACATTGTGCAACTGTACGGAGAAGGTAGAGAAGCATTTGGGTATAAATGTAGGGAGTGTTTTAGCATTAGGTGGTATGGTACAACTAAGTCGCGTAACTTTATTGAAAATGGAACCTATTACCAACTCATTCAAAAAGTAATTCCCACTTGGTACAATGGGCCAGTACACACCCTAGAGGTGGAAAACACTCATCAATATAATGTGTATGGACTTACTTGTCAAAACAGTCAATATTACAACAATCCTAACGCTGTAGAATTGTCCATCATTGACAAGAGTAGGTTTAACTATTACGAAAAGAGTAAGGTAGAAAACATTAGCGGCACTTGGCACATTGGCAATAAAGACCTTACCATTTATGCCGCTATGGATTTTGCCTATTCTATTAGTAATAGTGCTGACTACACGGCAATAGTGGTAGTGGGAGTAGACGAAGATTACAACTATTATGTTCTAGACATTGACAGGTTTAAGACTAATAAAATTAGCGTAATGTATGAGCATGCAGAAAAAGTCTACCGCAAGTGGCGTTTCCGCAAGTTGCGGGCTGAAGCTGTAGCTGCGCAACGCCTCATTGTACAGCAGTTCAAAGATTTTATGCGTAGCCAATCTGTAGTGTTTTCCATTGACGAGTATTTTCCTCCTAAAACAATGAACAAGGCAGAACGCATTGCAAGCGTGCTAGAGCCACGTTATCAGAATGGGCAAATGTTTCACTACCAAGGTGGCAACTGTCAAATTCTTGAAGAGGAATTGCTGATGAATAACCCGGAGCATGATGACGTAAAGGATGCTCTAGCCTCTTGTGTAGAAATTGCTAAACCCAGCATTTCTAGCACCAGTTGGTCACGTAAAGGAAACGTAGTGAACTTCAACAACAAGTGGGGTGGAGTGGCAATGCGATGAGTGTAATTTCCACCTATTACAACAACGACACCCTAGCTTGCCGCATTGTGGATATGTGGCAACGATGGGATGACGCGCGCTCAGTGTGGCGAGAGGATAAGCAAGAGTTGCGCCAATATCTTTTTGCTACGTCTACTCGCACCACTACTAATAATAAGTTGCCTTGGAAAAACTCTACGGTAACACCTAAACTCACCCAAATTCGTGACAACCTGCATGCCAATTACATGGCTGCTTTGTTTCCGAATGACGAATGGTTTTTTTGGGAATCCACTGACAAGAATGAAAACTTAGCAAAGAAGCGTAGAGCTATTGTTAGCTACATTAAACAGAAGTTGAAGGCGTCTAACTTTCAACTATTAGTTAGTCAACTGGTGTATGACTACATTGATTATGGTAATGTGTTTGCCACTTACGACTATGTACGTGACATTGTAAACATTGCTGACAACCCCGTAGAGCGTTACAAGGGCCCCCGCGCTTACCGCATTCATCCCAATGACATTGTGTTTAACCCTGCGGCTGAGTCATTTGAAAAGAGCCCTGCGGTTAGGCGTGTTCTACAATCCATTGGCGACTTCATGGTGGATGCTGAAACAAAACCAGCATTAGGCTATGACAAAAGCATTGTTGCAAAAGCTATGCAGTTTCGTAGTGACTACCGTGAAAACGCAGAGTTTAAAAAGGAAATTAACCTAACCATTGATGGCTTTGGCTCACTGTCTGAGTATATGGATAGTGACATGGTGGAGTTGCTAGAGTTTTGGGGAGACATTTACGACAAGGAAAACAAGAAGCTGCTGCGCAATCAGCGCATTACAGTGATTGACAGAAAATGGATATTGGCAAAAAAGACCAACGACAATTGGCTTGGTGGCAAGCCTATGCACCATTGTGGATGGCGTCTTCGTCCTGATAACCTATGGGCACAAGGGCCCCTAGACCAGCTAGTAGGAATGCAATATCGCATTGACCATTTGGAAAACCTCAAGGCTGACGTATTTGACCTCATTGCCCACCCTGTTATGAAAATAACGGGTACCACAGTAGAAGAGTTTGAATATGAGCCGGGAGCCACTGCTTTTTGTGGTGATGAGGGTGATGTAGAGTTTCTGCGCCCTGACGCTACAGCATTAAATGCAGATATGCAAATTGCTGACCTAATGAACCGCATGGAAGAGTTGGCAGGTGCCCCTAAGCAAGCCATGGGCATTCGCACTCCTGGCGAAAAAACCAAATATGAAGTGCAGCAACTTGAAAATGCTGCCGGGCGTATTTTTCAAAGCAAGGTGAGTTGGCTAGAAAGAAACATTCTAGAGCCCGTTCTAAATGGTATGCTGGCTGAAGCCGTGCGTAATTTTGAAAATGTAGAAAGGGTGCGTGTTGTAGACGAAGAGTATGGTACTGAAATGTTTGAAACCATCACCAAAGCTGACCTTATGGCAACAGGTAAGTTGTATCCAGTTGGCGCACGACATTTTGCAGAGCAAGCTAAGTTTGTTCAAGAACTAAGTCAAACCATTGCTGCCATTCAAGCGGCCCCCACTGTTGCCGCTCACATTAGTGGCAAGGCCATTGCCAAAGCTCTGGAAGAGAATTTGGGTTGGCACAAATATGGCATTGTGCGTGACAACGCAATGATTGTGGAGCAAGCTGAAACTCAACGTCTAATTCAACAAGTGCAAGAAGACTTAGTTGTGGAGAACACCGTAAATGAACAGCAACCTTCTGCGATGCCGCCCGGCGGACAGCAGCCCTGAAGAGTTTAAGAAAGCCTGGGATAACTCAGGCTACACATTAGAAGCCCTTTATAAGCTCCTAGAGGAGCAAATGGCTACTAATAATAGGGTGAGTAAGGATGACTTTGATTGTCCTAATCACTACGCAAAACTAGCCTATCAAGCTGGTTATTCTAACGCACTAGAAATGGTTAAAGACTTGTTGCCAGCTAGTGCTAAACCTAACTAAGGAACATCAGTGACCACTGACACTATTTTCTCCGGTGAAGCCCAACCTAACCAAGGTAGCCAAACCACCCCGGCCAAGACAGAGGATACGGGACTGCTAACCGCCCTAGTTGGCGAGAAGCAAAAGTACAAGAGCGTCGAAGAGTTGGCAAAAGGTTATGCTAATGCTGACAGCCACATTAAGCGATTGGAAGAAGAAAACCGAAAGCTACGTGAGGCTCAAGTGGCTGCTGCCACGCTTGACGATGTTCTAGAGAAGTTGCAAGCCAAGCAAGAGGTAAAGACCGAACTTCCCGCGCAAGGTGTTTCAGCCGAGCGCATTGCTGAACTGGTGGAGCAAACTCTTACAGGTCGAGAAACTGCCAAGACCCGCGAAACAAATCTTCTAGCAGCCGACAAGCTGATGAAGGAGAAGTTTGGCGAAAAGGCTGCGGAGGTGTTCAAAGAAAAAGCAAGCACACCTGAATTGCAGCGTGTTTTTATGGAAATGGCAGCCATTGACCCACAGCAGTTTGTAGGTATGTTTGGTGGTGTTGCCGCATCTACTGGCGCAGTGGCAACATCCTCTGTGTCCACTACTTCATTTACGCCTAATAGTAATAGGGCAAACGTGGAGTGGTCTAAAGAGTGGGCAGCTAAAACTCGTAAAGAAAACCCTTCTCTTTATTGGTCCACAGAGTTTCAATCCAAACTAGCCTCTACTGTTGCTCAAAATCCTTCCCTTTATTTTGGTAACTAAGGAGACTTAATATGTCTGGTTTTAACTTTAGCAAGGTGAATGAACACCTTGTTCGTACAGAACTCTGGAGTCAAGAACTCAAGGATGTTCTACAAGAGCAACTAATTGGCACTAAGTATGTTCGCATGCTTAGTAATTTTCCTGATGGCAACTCTTTCATCATCCCTTCAGTTGGTGAAATGGCGATGCGTGAGACTAACGAAGATACGCCAGTTGTCTATGACACCATGGACACTGGTGAATTCACGTTCACCATTGACCGCTACGTAGAATCTGCTACGTTCATCACTGATCGTGCAAAGCAAGATAGCTACTACAGTGCCCAGCTTATTGGTATGTTTCCCGCGAAGATGCGCCGTGCTCTAGATGAAAACCTAGAGACTTCGGTTATGAGTCTTGCCAATACGCAAACTCTCAACAACGCCAATAGCATTAACAATGCGCCTCACCGCTTTGTTGCTAGCGGCGCCACCAACACAGTGCTATCTCTGCAAGATTTTGCTGCGGCAAAGTATGCACTGGACAAGGCCAATGCCCATGGTGCTCGTGTAGCCGTCATTGACCCCTCGCAAGAGTATGTGCTAAACACCCTTAGCCAAATTCTTGCTGCCAACGACAATCCTAAGTTTGAGGGCATTGTCAACTCTGGCTTTGTTAATAGTGTCACTGGTATGCGGTTTATTCGCAACATCTATGGCTTTGATGTCTATGTGTCAAACTTCCTTGACACTCCTACCGACACAGCCATTAACGCGGATAGCCGGGGTAGTGTAACGCTACCTGCTGCACCTGTCAGCAACATCTTCATGACTGTCGGTGGTGACCTCACTCCATTTGTCGGTGCCTATCGTCAAATGCCCCGTGTGGAATATGAGCGTAACAAAGACTTGCGCCGTGACGAATATGTCATGAATGCTCGTTTTGGTTTGAAGCTCTACCGTCCCGAGTGCCTTGTAACGGTTATCAGCCGTTCAACTGTTTAAGGAGATAACATGACCCGCAAGAGTATTTGGACCAATGCAGATGGTCTGCAAGTGGGCTTCGGCCCTAACTATTCCGACTTTGATGAAGTCGGTGCCGTTAGCAAGGATGGGCACGAGCGAGAACTACGCTTTGTGCTAGATGGTGAGAAATTTGTAGCTGGTAGCTATGTATTCAACCAGCCTGCTGTGCTTCCAGCCGGTGCCATCCCGCTATACGCCCATGTGCAAACCACGGAAGTGTTTGCTCTAGGCGGTACTACCCCGTCAATTCAAATTGGCTCTACTGGTGCTGCTACTCGTTTTGGTAGCGCCACTGAAGCCCAAGCTGAAACACTGGGTACGTACACCCTTGCAGTAACTGCCACTCCCACTACTGCCAACACCAACATCACAGTGACTCTAGGGGGCACCACGCCCACTGTCACTGCTGCTGGTAAGATGGAAGTGGTATTGGGCTATCGCCTGATTTAAGGGGCTTCGGAGGGGGCTTGTCCCCCTCCTTTTAAGGAGAATTAAGTGCCAGATATTCAGCACAGTGCAATTCCTGATGGACAAAGGCATGAGCCAAAAGGTATCTCTACAGCTTCTTCGGGGCAAGTGTATGTTGCATCAGGTACTGGCTCTGGTGTTTGGGCCACTCCAAAAAGCATTGTAAAGTTTACACCAACCATTACCGCTGCGTCTGTTCCTGCATCAACTACAAGTGAGCAAACTTTCACTGTAACAGGTGTGTTAGCCACTGATGAATTGGTAGGTGTAATTAAACCTACCCACCAAACTACTTTGGGCATTGTTAATAGTCGCATTGTAGCTAATAACCAAATTGCAATTACATACATGCATATTGGCGGAGGGGGCCCCATTACACCTACGTCAGAAACCTATTCTGTATTGGTGTGGCGATGAAACTCACTCTACTGGATATGACACAAAGTATTTTATCCGCTATGGATGCGGATGAAGTATCTGCCATTGATGAAACGGTAGAGGCTATCCAAGTTGCAGACTTGGTGAAAGAAGCCTACTTCGACTTTATGGGCCAACGCGACTGGCCCCACCTACGCACACTAGCAGCCTTAGAAGGGCTGGGAGATACTAATAATCCTACCCGTATGCGTATGCCATCAAACATGAATAAGGTGTTTTGGATTAAGTATAACAAGAAGGATGTTGCCTATCTATCCCCGGAGGAATTTACCCACATCATTGACAAGAGGACAGCCCAAACGGGCGTCATTGACAGCAATGGGTATGGTCTAAATGCAGATCCCTCCTATTGGACATCCTTTGACGACAACTTTGTTATTTTTGATAGTAGGAATAGCGTCGCAGACAACACTTTGCAACAAAGCAAATGTAAGGTATATGGTACGGTGGCCCCTAGCTGGCAACATACTAATACGTTTATTCCTGACCTACCTGA